AATTTCACCTTCTATTGATTCGTTAGAAGAATCTAGAAGAATCTAGAAGAATCTAGAACTCCAGCGCAGGGTTTTTATGAAAGGGTAGAAAATTTTAGAAGATTTCGGAAACCCTAGTGTATGAGTAAGTGTATGAGCAACAAACAACCCGTGACCGCTAAGAACGTTTTAACTCTTCCTGTTGGAATCTACACACTCGAGCGTGGTGTGTACCTGCGTGTGACGGCCTCCCGTCGCTTTTGGCTTTTCAAGTATCAGATCAATGGTGTGCGTCGTGAGCTCGGGCTCGGTGGCGTGGAGCAGACGCTGACAGCCGTTCGTGGTAAGGCCGCACAGTATCGGGCCCTCTTAGCCACGGGGGTTGATCCCTATGAGATGAGTCGCTGTGAGGCGTCAGCCGTTACCAAGTCGGCGAAAGAGATGCGCAGAGCCAAGTGTCCGACGTTTGGGGCATACGCAGAGGCTACGATAGACAAACTCAGCCGCCTGCGCAACTGGTCAAAGGGCACGCACACAGCATACACCGGTGTTCTGCGCTGTCATGCCTACCCGTTTATTGGCGATACGCCGGTCGATGAGGTCACTAAGCACGATATTCTCCGCATGTGCCGCGCCTCGTGGAATAAGCCTACGGGTCAGCTGTTACTCATGCTTGCCCGCATGGTGTTTGACAGAGCAGAGGCGGATCAGCTGGTGGAGGAGTCGCCCGTTCAGTGGAAAGGCTTTCTTGATAACGAGCTCCCCTCAGCGGCTGTGATGGCTAAGGGTAAGTTACCCAAACACTTCGATGCCGTCAGTGCGAACACGCTTTCAGAGATTGCGAAAGAGCTCCTTATGATTGAGGATTTGCGGGCTAAGTGTGCGCTGTTCGGATTCCTCACTGTGGGGAGAACGGTTGAGTATGTGCCGGTGCGGTGGGATGAGATTGATTTGGACGCCGGTGTGATGGTGGTCCCACCGTCCCGTCGTAAGGACAGAAAGTCGGAGAATTTCCGTGTGCCTCTTTCCACGTGGGCTATCGAGGTTCTGAAAAGCATTCCTGTGTCGGGTCCGTATGTGTTTTCCAATGGCGGGAGAAAGCCTATTTATAGGAGCGGTTTGTCCGGCTACCTGAAACGATTCACGGATGAGCCCATCACGGCACACGGCACACGCTCCACGTTCTCGGACTGGTGCGCACAGAATGACGTTAATCCCATGGTGTCGGAGAAGTGCCTGATGCACACCTTCGGCGGCTCGGTGTTCCGTGCCTATCAGCGTGATGACCTGCTTGAAAAGCGTAGAGCCCTGTTGCAGACGTGGGGAGATTTTTTACTGGGAGACAAGGAGAACTGATGATAACCTTTGGATCACTTTGCAGTGGTATTGAGGCGGCCTCGGTAGCATGGGGCCCGCTGGGATGGAAGGCAGTATGGTTTTCGGAGATTGATAAATTTCCGTCAGCGGTACTGTCTCACCATTTCCCAGACGTCCCCAACCTCGGGGACATGACCACGTTGCCTGAGCGTCTTAGAGCCGGAGAGATTGATGCGCCTGACCTTATCTGCGGAGGCACACCGTGTCAGGCGTTCTCTATTGCCGGCAAGCATGGGAGTCTTGATGACGCCCGAGGAAATTTAACCTTAACCTATTGTGAGATCATCGATGAAGCAGATGAAGTTAGATCTAAGCGGGGACTTCCTCCAACCGTCGCCTTCTGGGAAAACGTCCCCGGCGTCTTCAACACAAAAGACAATGCCTTCGGGTGTTTCTTGGCACGACTTGCTGAAGGAAAATCTGGTACTCCATACCCCCCCCCATACGGGAACAGATGGCCAAAAGCCGGTGTTATTGTTGGCACGCATAGGAAAGTTGCGTGGCGCACCCTCAACGCTCAATACTTCGGAGTGCCCCAACGACGCAGTCGGGTCTACGTTATCGCAAGTGCTAGAGACGACTTCGATCCCTCGCAAGTTTTATTTGAGCCCGCAGGCCTGTCAGAGTATCCTGACCCGTTCAGAGAAGAGAGGGTACGAGATGCCGGAGAGACTATACAACGCAGTGATGAGGGGGATCAAAAACCCCTGCAGGTGATCAACGTCAATCAGACGAGCAAGTACTACAAAGAGTCGGACGTGGTGCAAACGCTCCTAGCTCGTATGGGCTCAGGTGGTGGTAACCTGCCCAAGGCTTACGGACAGACGTACATGCTAGCGGAGAACATCATCGGGAGAGCACCGCAAAACGGTGGACACGGGAGTGGATTTAAAACGGATATAGGCTACTGCCTTAACACCACGGGAGTACATGCCGTGCTGGGTCAGCTCGAGGAGTATCTTAGAGTGCTTACCCCTGTTGAGTGCGAACGCCTGCAGGGTTTCCCAGACAAGTGGACGCAGATCCCGTACCGAGGCAAGCCGGCGGAGGACTGTCCCACGTCGAACAGATACAAAGCGCTCGGTAACAGCTGGGCAGTACCTGTGGTTCGGTGGATAGGCAAGCGACTTCACAAGGCACTTTGCGGTTAATCCCTGCTATAATTGACTTGTTTGTGTACACGTTGACCCCGCACAGCTCTAGCCTCTCAAGAGGTTACCTGCAACAAGCGGGGTCTTTTATTTCCACGGTGTGCTATACTGACAGACGAAAAGGCTTAAATAGATTATTCCTCTTGTACACCGAACACACAAAGACTTGTGATCTCATTAAACCCATGATATAATTTATCTCGGCAGTTGGAAGAAATTCCATTTGCCCTCTTTAAAATGTGTTTTGCGGGGCCTGGCTTTTTAGCTGAGCCCCGTTTTTCTTTGTGCCTGTGGTCAGGGGATTTGGCTAACGATACCCGCCGCAACGAAGAGGCTAAGGATGCCGTCTATACAGACTAAGGCAAGCCACCCCAAAGAGAAGGCGATCGCACGGAAAGCGATCTGCCCGTCCTCGAGAAAGCTCTTCATGGCGATCTCAATGCGCCCCACGAAGTCTGCGTACGTGTCAACCAAAAAGACAGAGAGGGCCGCAATTACCCCCAGCATGACAAGGAACACGAGCCACGTGTGAATATCGATTCGTACTTCATGCATCTTTTCACCCCCGCCCTAAGAGCTTAGCAATCGTTTTATCGAGCACAGCGTCTACGTTGTCTCTGCGCTCACCCTCCACGTACACGGACGGGAAGGTGTTGAGCAGTTCGGTGAGGACGTCGGAGTCGTAGTCAGAGAGGATGGTGAACACCTTGGTGGGAACGACGGAGTACTTGCGGGTGTGCTCGTGGTTGAGATACCAACAGGCCTTGGCCAAGTCCTCCTCTGTGTTCCCTTTGAACGGTGCTCGGAGAATGTACTTAACTGCGTTGCCAAGGGTGAAGTCGAGAAGAGACGTCAGCTCGATCACTTCACGCTTATAGTGCAGGTAGTGCTGGGGGTGGTTAACGTTGTCAGTCATTTGTTTTCTCCCTTTGTGCATACTGAAACGGGGGTTGAATAGGAACAAACAAATTTGCACATACTGAAACGCCTATCCAGTATGTGCTACGGAATCATTTCACCACGATGGTCAGGGCGTCGTGCTCTGCGCTGTGTCTGAGTAAAAGGCCTTCACCCTCTGTAACCAGCTCTGCGCCTTCTGTGAGAAGTTCTGAGCATCGGGCAAGTGCTTTATCGTTAGGCTTTGCGGAGGTGCGGAGCTTTCTTTGAAGGCTGGAGTTTGCGTTACGCAACCGTTCAAGATCAGAGCCACGGCGGCTAGCAAGATCATTTGCACGGCGTAGCTCTTCATCAAGTAGATCCATGCCCGCTTTAAGCTTTTCATTCATCTCCTCCTTCTGTGCGATCTGTGCCTTTAACGCCGTCACCTCCTTCTCGTGGGCGTCTTTGAGATCACTGATAACACGGGCATGCACGCTGATACAGAGCGCAAGCACAACTATGACCATGGTTAAACCCGTGTACTCGCTTGTGAAAAACTTTTTAATCAGCGTCCACATTTGTTAATCCTGCGTGCGTTGTGCTATACTTCGTGGTGAAAGGTTTATATGCCATAATCTTTCGACTCCTAAGAGCTCTTGGTGCTGATCTAACCGAGGGCTCTTTCTTTATCTGACACAGCGGTCCCTCTCTTCTTCTCTTCGGTTTTGCAACCCCTTAAGGGGTTTTCCTTTGAAGTACACCCAGCGGGGCAACTCTTCACACGCTCCTCGATAGTCCCCTCGGTTGAGTTTCTTTACGAGGGTTGAGGAGCAGAAGGCAGTGCGGCCAACGTTATAAACAAACGACACGTAAGCATCGAACTCATTCTGTGTGAGTGGCACTGTAACGCACGCCTTCACTGCATCTTCTGCATCTTTTAAATCCTGTGCTAGGTACTCGAGCCCTGTAAGCGGGTTGATCCTGTCACCCACCCGCAGATTCTTATCCGCATGGCCAAATCCCACGGTGGGTACGTCACCCCGCACCGGCTCATACACGACGTCGGAGTAGCCCTCGAAGTTTGCGATAGCAAGCAGTCCTACGGCACTAAGGGTAAGGGCGCTGATCGTATGCCTAAGCCTCACTCTTCCGTCTCCTGTGAGCGATCCTCATGGATGACCTCTTTGCGCCATGCCCACAACTTATAGGCGATAGACACAACTAAGCTCAATGCGGTTAGCACATACACAATGTCGGGCAACCCCACTCCGGCAATAGATAGCACGCTCACTGTTCCTCCTGCAGCTACAGGCGCTGTCTTAGCCATGGTTGCGCCCTCGATTGTTTCTTTTGCGATTTCCACACGGTCCATTTAGTCACGTCCCCATACGGTGTCTGATAAGCATTAAGTGCATACGATCAGCCCCTTGTTCCCTCTCCCTATCGTCACTCATAGTTATAACGTGTGAAGAGGCACTTACACGCCATGGGATAAGAGAGGTCAGGTGGCCTTATGGAAGGTGATTTCGAGGGGGAAGGTGTCTACAGCCCAAGCGGACGAGTCAAGAACAAACTTGGCAGTGTAGCTAGCTAGTACACCCGTAGCATCGTCCCCAAACGGATCGGACTGCACATATCGTTTCCACAACGTCGTTTCCCATCCCGTGTTCGGGTATCTAAGGGTTATGTACGCCGTGTTTAATACTTCCACCCACAGATGGGCGTCACCCGCAAGACTCGAGGGGAAAAAAGCAGTAAGGTTGAATTCGCCGCTTCCCCCACCGCTGCTTTCACTTAACACACACTGAGCGACTACGTTCTTACTGATGAGTACAGGGAAATCCCTACTTTGTATATCGCCATGGATGTCCGACAAGTCAAAAAAGGTTCGGTCGGTAGCCCCACTAGCCGTAAGGGTGCTGCTGGATTCAAAAAACTTAGGGGAGACCATAAGGTGATAAGTGACATCAAACTCAATTGGTATTACTTTACCCCCCCATACTAGAACCAAGCATCATAGCGTTTAACATATTTTCTACTCTCCTCTTAATTAAACTTACTTCAATTCCCAATACGAAGTATGTAACGCACTACCAAATGTTCCGACTTTATACGTTATCTTTACTCTCGGTTTAATATATCCAGCACCTGGATTTACTACTTTAAACCCATAAATATAATAGCCTGTTTCCTCCCTTATTATTGGAGAAAGAACTGCTCCTTTCCCTCTTCCAGCAATGTCTTCAGCTATAACGTTTAAATTTCTCCCATAGTTTATTTCGTAAACTTTAAATTTATCCTGAGTTGGGAAAGGAATACCTTTACCCCCCCCCAATAAAATTGAATTAAACATTTAAATCCTTTATTAATATATTAAATAAACCTTTAACGTGCACTTAGATCCAGTGTTAGCTATATGTGCTTCTCCGGATTTCAGCTTGTAATCACACTTAAAGGCATTGGTTCCATTAGAAACCAAGTCAAAAGTACGTTCTACCTTTTTTATTGCGTTAACGATTCTTACTTGTCTAGGGATACCTGTGATATTTCTTAAATAGATATGATCATAGTTATTTCCTGACCTATCCCAATGCAGCTGTAATTGTATTTCCCCTGTTCCTACCGGACCTCCCCAGTTAGACCAATATCTCCAATGATTTTTTTCTCCGGAATCAGACCCTGAAACAGACAGAACAACTTCTCTGCCTTTTTCATTAAGCAGGTTGTTATTATTCAGCATTGGTACCTCTAAACTCTACAGGTAACTGAGTCCTGGCTACTTCAGACATATATGCCTGATAGCAATGTTCTTCCTGCCAGAAGAAAATATGATCAATAATCCATCTCGGAATGTTGGACTTACCTTTTGCATGCAGTCTCCAGGCTCTGGATGACAGAGATTCATCTGCATACCCACCAATCAGCGTATTAGCTAACTGATCGATAGCCAGGAGAATCTGGAACACATCAGGATGGTTACTCATTTACTTTTTCCTCCTGGTTCTGATAGGGAACAAGCCACAGATCTTTCTGTTTAAGCATTGCAGCTGTAAGAGCTCTTTCAAGCTGATCCTTGGTTACTTCAACAATTGTGTTATCAGCAAGCACCCATGAAATAGAAGTCATACCAGAAGCCTCAGCAACACGTAAAACTCTATTCATACGATCCTGAGAAATCTCATCCCCATCAAAAACAAGCCCATCAACCTTTACTTTGATTTCTTTTACAGCGGCTTCTCTGACTCTCTTGGCATACTCCAGTTCTGTTTCTTCTGTAACTTCAGGAGATACTTCAGGATCTGGTTCATTAATAACTTCAATACCAAGAAGAGCACAAACTTCAGACTCATTTTCATCAGTCAGTTCAGGAAAACTGATATTCCTAAGTCCGTTTCTTAATTCCCATTCAGAATTAAAAATCTGATCGTTATACTTAAACTTTTTCATGAATTTCCTTTAAAAAGTCATGTACTGAGAAACCAGTGCACTACCTTCACTGAATCTGACTGTGAGGATCATTGATTTTCCGGCAGTTCCGAAAGTAGGGGCAGAAAGGTTATCTCCCCAGGTACAATTCTGATAAGTAAGAGTAGCTGTCGCTGTTGCGTAAAGATGAATAACCTTTGTTGCACACTGACTTAAATCGGTTGGAAGTACAAAATTTAATACACAATTTCCGGAAACATGAAGCGTAGCATCATCAGGATAATTTATATCAATGTTTTCTGTAGTTCCTGAGATCTCTTTGAGTGTTCGTAAAGAATACCCTGCTAAGTTTCCTCTATTTGCTGATTTTTTAACCAGCAGATTTTCTCTATTGTATAGGTCAGAAAAGGTGACCATACGAATTCCTCCGTAGGTCTCACCATCTCCAACCATTATTGTTTTTTGAGATTCCAGAAAATAGATTGAACCCTTACTAGGAACAAATGTCTTTAAATCCAAACGTCTTTCTGGCGTAATCCTGCAAAGTTTCAAGTTATTTGCATCATCCATTAGCTTCCACTCCATTCACCAAAATCATTATGAGTTCTAACGTATTCTTCCATCTGAGCTGTAGTTACAATATCTGTCGGCTTATTTGTTATTTCGGAATATGCCACACTGCCCTTCACAGCCAAGGCGCCAAGACCTAGGTTGGTACGAGCCGCCGCCTTATCCGATACGTCTGACAGATTCAGCCCGCTTCGCAAAACGTCAGTTATATCCGCCGGCTTTACAAGCTTGGCAAGCTCAGCGTCCATCATGTCCTTGCGAACAGCAATAGCCCCGTCTGCTGATCCACCCAGATACACCTTGCGCAGGTACTGATCATTACCATCGAAATTCAGATACAGCGCATCCTTAGCACTTCCATCAGGCGAAAGCCCTGAGACGCCACGAGTGTGCAAACCTGCGGCAGCGGCAGTACCAATGAACGTACCACCGGCATTAAACTGCACCGAGTTTGTAAAGGTCTTGTTACCCCCGATGGTCTGCGTCGTGTCGCCGGTGCTCACATAACCGCTAAGGGTTGAGGTCAGCGCACCTGAGGTCACATACCCCGATAGCGCAGTGGTCTTGACGTAGCTCTCGAGCGTGGAGTTCACACTAGCCGTCGTGGCATAGTCAGCAAGAGCTGTGCTGAGCTTGGCATCGTTCACAATGTCCTCAGGGAGCGTAACATTGAGCTGAGACTTCTGCTCCTCGGTAAGGTCTTCGAAACGCATCGGATCGCCCTTCTCCCCCTGAATACCTTGCGGACCACGCAACGCTTCCAGCTGGGCAGGCGTAAAGTCTGTATAGACGAACGGGTCCCCCTTCGGGCCCTGTACACCCTGAGGGCCACGCAGACCTTCGAGCTGACTCGGTGTGAAGTTGGAGTACACGAACGGATCACCCTTATCGCCCTTGTCTCCCTTCTCGCCCTTAAAACCACGGGGCAGGTTAAACACCCACGAGAATCCGCTGGACGTGAAGGACACGGTAGCCGTAGCCGTGGCAGTTTCAGCAAGTGTGTTGACACTCACCACGGGGCGCTTGACCTGATCAAGGACATTGCTGAGCTCGGTCTTTGTGGTTGCAACCTGCCCAGCCGTGGCGTTAATGCGGGTCTCTGCCTCGTTCACCTTTACCGCTGTAGCCGCCGCCTCAGTCTTAGCCGCCTCTGCTCCACGGCGTGCCTCTTCTGCACGGTTGGCATTGGTGCCGGCTTCGGTTGCCTTGTTACCCGCTACAGTAGCTGAGGACGCTGAGGCAGTCTCACTAGCCTTAGCATTCGTCTCGCTCGTCTTGGCGTTCGTTTCACTTGCCTTGGCATTAGACGCAGAGGTAGCCGCCGCACTAGCCATCGCCTCGGAACGGTTGGCATGCTCTTTGGACTTCTCTTCACTTGCGAACAAAGACTCCATGAGCTCCTGCGGTGTCTTGCTCTCGGTTGCCGGCACGGTAAGCGTTCGTCCCAGAGACTCAGCGTGCTGTTGTGCGATGGCTGTCAGCTTGTCAAGCGCATCCTCGATGAGCTCAGGAAAGAACCCGTCATGGTTTTGAATGTCTACCTGCTGGGTCTCAGGCACAACGGACAGAATAGCCAAGCGGATACCCTGAGCCGGTGGCGTCTTTAGTTCTACCGTACCACCTGCCTCTCCGTTCTGGTCATCGTTCATCGTCACCGTGTAGTCCCGAGGGTAACTCAGCACCACGTCTGAACTGCCCGCAGACTCATCCGACGACAGCACGACCTTAACGTCCGTAGGCTCAAAGATCTTAAAGCTGAATGAAAACGTAGTGGTGACCCCGTTACCCAAGTACACACCTGCACGGCGATCAACTAGCTGAATGGTCATGTGAATACTCTCCCCAATGCTACGCAATATCGTAATACAAAATAGGGCAGATACACGCCATGCGTTATCGTGTACCCGCCCTGCCCGTTTTTACTTCTTAAATCCTCTGATGAGTACTAGCGGGTTGTCGGTCTCGTTCTCATACAGAGCCTCAGCGCCGGTGATCGTTCTGCGGATCTGCGCAGATGGCACGTACCCTGTGAAGTCCCCGAGGATCGTGGGGATCATTAGCGCAGTACGTCGCCCGATCCCTTCTCCGTCTCGAATGTCCTTCGCTACAGCCCCTGTGAACTCGATCACGTCAGAGAACTTCTTCGTCCCCGTCGGGCCACGGTAACTGAACACCGGCAGATGTGCCTCAGGCATGATGGTGTTGATCACCGTCGGAGCGATCGAGGACACTTCACGAACACCCATCAGCATCCCGAGGTTGTAGGACAGCACGTTGTTACCCGCATCTGCCCACGCCTTATAGAGCCAATCGTCATCACCCTCACCGAAGGCACTGTCCACCGTCTGGTTAATGCCGGCACGCATGAACTGCTCGAACAGTGGCGTGAACACGAGAAGGGCAAAGATCTTGCTAGCCGCTGACAGCACCTCATCGTTCTTCTTCGTGACGTACACCATGTTCGCAACCACATTGAAGAAGTTGTAAAACACAGTGAAGAGCTTAGCCCAAGCGTCCCCACGCTCCACGGGTGAGAGGTCATGTGCCACCCCTGTACCCTGTGTGTTCACCACAGCACGGTCAGCGTAACGCACAGCCTCCTCCTGACTCAGCCCCTCAGCAAGTGACTTGCGATATGCCCCCAGCCACGTGGGCATGTCAACCGTCATCTGCACGATCGAGGTCATGAAGTAGCCGGCGTGGATGATGCTGTTCTTCAACTCCGCATTCGGGGAAGAGAGATCGGACTGAATCTCAGCAAGCTCACGGAACTGCGTCGACATGCGGTTTTTCATCATGGGGGAAAGATCCGCCACTGCCTTAAATGCCGCATTCGGACCCATGGAGACGTACTCCTTCATCCCAGCCGCCGCCCACTTGCCGCCAAGGTACGTGACGGACTGCACGTGGCCTGTCAACTGCAGGAGCGCATTCGGGATGGAGAACCCGATCATGGAGAAGGACACACCCTTGCGCAGAGCCTCAGCAAGCCCCGCACCTGCACGGTTTGAGTTAGCGTCCACACCCCCTGTACGGCAGGCCTCCACCCAGTCGGAAAGCGCCTTGACGTAGGACGAGCCGTAGTGCGTACGGATGGCCTCAGCGAACTCACCCTTAGGCGCAAGGATCTTACGCATGTCGTTCACCCACTCAGCCCACGCCGCATAGTGGATCACCTGTCCCATGCCCGTGAAAAGTGCTCGTGCCTCGAGGGTGAGCGGTGCTTGAACCATGTTGGCTCGATCCTGCGTCCACCCGTCAGCAACACCACCGTGGGCTAGGATGGACTGCATACTGCTCAGATCCGCCACTTCGTTAATGCGTGCTCCGTTGTTAGACGCTCTGCGGTCATAGGCGATCGGGTAGTAGCCGCCCCGCAGTTCGTAGCCGTTAACCTCAAACGCACGAGCCTTAACCCACTTGGGCTCACGACCGTTCACACGGCGGGCAGTCTTACCCATTGTGTCCTTCACACCGTCAAGCATCGCCCAGATCTCGTTAGCCGCCTTAAAGTGCTCGGGCGTCAGCATCTCCGCAAAGAACTGCTTCACCATGGGCTCAAGGTACGGGAGCTGATCCTCGAATCCAACCTTACGTACCTCGAGCTGGTGGTAGATCTGATCAAACACCGCACTGCGATTGGCAAGCGTGAAATGCAGACGCATTGCGTTACCCTTATTGCCGTAATTGAGCAGAGCAAAGAACGCCTCGCTCACGGTGAAGTCCGCATTAAGGACGTTACTGTGCCGGCGTTCGATCGACGCAAGACTCTTCTTAATGGGCTTTAGGATCTCGTGCATCTGCTTAGCGTACTGCGCCTTCATCGACATTTCGTTGCTGGTGCATCGGTCAGCAGAGTACACAAGACGCTTGGTGATTGCCCCGTCGTACTTGCCATCGAGCACAGCGATGATCGACGCCGCACGCAGATGGGACATAGCCCAGTCCTTGAACGTCTGCATGAAGTGACGGAAACCCCGCTCCTCATGCTCGTTCTTAACCTCACGCCCCTTAGACTCAGCCACCTCGGTAACCACAGCCCCCAGCGACTCACGCAGTCTCTGCGCATCGAGCTTGGCATCGAGCGTGCTCACTCTGCTCTCGTGGCGTCCTGCGGCTTCGATCGTCTTGAGGAAGTCGTAGAACTGCATGAACCCGCCCACCGTGGAGAGGAAGTCCTTATCACGCTCACTGATGGCTCGGATCAGCTCAGGCGTTGCCATGAACGCACGACCCGTTTCTTCTTCGAGTGCACGCACCTCATCAAGGAACGTCCCCTTCATGGGGTTAAGTCCCAAGCGTTCCTCCGTGGCAATACCCACCTGCGCCATTGCCCGCTGGATGAGCACGAGGAATCGGGTATCGAGCCCGCTAACCTTTCTGGGCTTGAACTTATTGATCTCTTTGCGTGCCTTCTTCATGCGCTCAGTGAACTCACGGGCATGATGGGCCATGGCGGCATTGAACAGCTCCTGACGCTTAAACCGCATGGCATCACCGAACATGCGCTTGTCCCACGCCACTCGAGCCTTAGCCGCCGCACGCTTGGCACCGCTTGCATAACCACGGGGACGCAGGAGTCGGATCGGAGTGTTCATGAGCCGCTGGTAAGCTAGACCCTCGAGCATCTGCGTATCCGTGCTGAGATACGAGAAGGCGGGATCATCAATACCGTTAGCCTTCGCATACTCCGCCAACGCTCGAATCTCCTGACTGATGGCAAGCATACGGGACGAGTTAAAGAGCGCAGAGTCCACAATCACCTGCACCTGCTCGTCCTTCGTGGCTAGCTCAGACTTCTCCCTCAGGAGACGCTTCGTCACCGTGTCCTCGATCTGCGCCTCGTAGTCCGTGTAACGGAGCACGTCCTTTAACATGGCTGTCACCGAGGTATAACCACCGGCATCCACGAGGGTTTGTGCGTTAAACCGATCGGGACGGTTAGCCGGACGCTCCACGGCAAGACCGGCCTGCTTGGCCTTATCGATCAGGCGGCGATGAACCTTAGCCCGCTTGAGCTCGTTCACAGAGAGCTGGAACGACACCTTCACGCCCTCGATGGTGTCACCGTCCTTGATCTGCTTAAAGAGGATGAACCCCGTTTCCTTCTCGAGTCTTGCCATCTCCTCTTCACGATACTTGGCGGCCTGTGCGTCTCGTGCGTCCTTAACCTGCTCCTTCACACGCTCCTTCACACGGCGCAGAATCTGAGTGACCGTCACCCCTTCCTTGGCAAGCAGAAGTTTCGCCTCTTCGAGTGCCTGCACATACGCCGCTCGGATACCGTTAAGCACCTCAGGCGAAACGCCCTTCAAGTGCTCAAGGTCAGCAAGCGGCTGGAGGTTTTCACGAAGTCGCAATGCCTCAGCGTTCATCTGTGCCTGAAACAGGGAGCTCAGCAGATCACGCACGTCCTCGGAAACGTCTGCATTCGGGATGACGCTAACCGCTCGGTACACCGTCTTTAGGAGCTCAGCATAGGCGTAGAACGCACCCTTGAGATTCTGATTCGGAGATACGCCTTCGTAGAGATACGCCTCAAACGAGCGTGCAAATTTCTCCTGCGCCTTTACCCACGCCTCTGGATTCTCCTGCGGATCTTTCGTAAAGTCCACACCAAGCCACTCGGAGAGACCCTTGTTAACTTCCTTAAACCGATCGAGCTTGGGATTGCCCTGACCTTCGGGCAGATTCTGAGTCGCCCATCGCCGCATGGAGAGGAAAGCATGCGCCATCTCGTGGAGCATCGTTGAAGGGTTGGCTGAGAGCGATCGGAGAATCTTCCCGCCACCGTCCTTATTCTCAAGGAACGAGCCGTTAGCACCATCGAGGGCACGAACAAAACTCATGCTCACACCGCTGTTGTTCCAGATGGTCACAGGGTCAATGCCCGTCTCCTCAGCAAGGTTGCCAAGATACCCGATGGTGAGGGCGTGAAGGCTGTTAATCTCCTTATCCGTCATCCCACCGAGCTTCTTCAACTCACGCTTAAACTCCTGCCCGATCGTGCCCAGTGTCTGAGTACGCTCTGCACGCTGTTGCGTCTCCTCTGCGATACGGGCGGCTTCACGCTTGAGCGATTCCTGAACCTCTGCGTTGTGCTCCGCCATCTCCTCGGTGCTCAGCGTCTGGTTAATGCGCACCATGCCGGCGGTCTCATCCCCACGCTCCTGATTGAGCACCACGGAGACGTACTTGCTAAAGGGCAGCTCAACCGTACCCCCTGCCTGTGCGGCCTCCTGAGCCGTGGCCATGAACTCCTCACCCAGCGGCTCGAACAGCTCACGAGCCTGATTGAGCACGTAGTCCGCATCGAACGACACCGTAGAGACACCGAACTTCTCCGCCAAGTCCTTAACGTGAGACTCATACACCTCAGGGGCGGCCTTCGCAACCTCACTCTGCTCCGTGGTCTCTTTGAGCTTGGTGAACACCTCACGGATCATCTCACCCCGCTGGGTCTGGTCAGCGATCTCCTTCTTAATCTTGGCATGCGTGGCCAACGCTTCGAGCGGCTGAGTAACTGCACCCGTTACCGCTTCTGCCACGACGGCAGACCACGAGGTAATACGGTTGTCTGCATACAGCTGGCCCGCCGCCTCACCACCGGCATCCAGCGCCATACCACCAACAGCCTGCGCACCGAACTCACTCCAGCGTCGAGCCGCCGTACTGCTCATCCCGTTAAAGAGCTTACCGCTCGCACCTGCCAAGCCCGCAGACGCCGCAGAGAACAGACCCACCATTGCGCCGTGGCGATCTGCGCCTTCAAAGATCCCCTTCATGGTCTCTGCGTTCTTCGGGTCCATGGCAAAACGGAACATGGCCTCACCGTCAGTCACATCCACGCCGGCTTCTGACATACGGGAGATGAACTCCGAGTTAGCGTCAAGTGCACCCTGATAGAGCCCAACCCCCGCCTGCGTTGCCAACATGGGAACAAGACTTGCCCCGCCGGTGGCCATCCCTACAGCCGCCTGACCCGCCAACTGCGGCACAACCTGCGGCAAAGAGGAGGCAAGCTTACTGACGGCAAACTCCAGCGGCGCCCGCCCGATCTCCTTCACCGTGTCCACAAAGCCGGTGTTCTCCGTGTTGCGATCGATCTCCTGCACAATCGCACTAGGCTGGTACATTGATGAGAGATAACGCAAACGACCGCTACGCAGAAACTCACTTGCCCCCACAGCGGCGATTTGCGCCATGCGCTCGTCATAGGTCTTGAGGAAGTTTTCAAGCCCTGTTTTCCCTGTCATATCGTCAGGCGTGGCGAACTCCACGGACACGTCCTCACCCTTGTCGTAGCGTGCCTTTAGAGCCTGCATCCGCTGGGCCTCCTCCACGGCATCACGTGCCACACTGCTAGCCCCGAACGCCGGCATACTGTCGAGCAGTCCGTACATACCCTGTGTCAAGCCCTTGGTGAGGTTACCCCACGCGCCGGTGGACTGACCTGTATCCGCACCGAAACGGTAGATCAGCTTCTCCGCCGTGGTGAGTCGGGCAAGGTCACCCCTAGCCAAGTCAGCGAACGCACGCTCATTGAGACGTGACACGAGGTAGGGGGCTTCATGCTGCATGCGCATAATGTCTGCCTGATCCGTGACGAACTGCGCCGCCTCTTCCTCGGTGAGGTCAGTCAGATTGACGTCATCCCCCGTGTTAGCTGCCCATGCATAGCGCTGAGCGGCCTTAGAGATATTCGTGTTTTTCAGGTTTGCCTGATAAAGATTCTCGTAAGCCTGATTGCGCTCTTCCTGAGCGATAAATTCATCAATGTTCATAGCCGCCTTTCTTAGTCGCCTGTATACAAAACGTCAAAGCCGTTACCGATATTCCCGCCGTAGGGCGTATCCTTGGCTTCAAAGTACCCGTCCGCTTCGCCTTCAATATCCTTGAGGAGGTAAAAGACAAGCGTGTCGTAGTTCGAGAGCTCACGGATTCGCTTCACACCACGTTGCCGTTGGCGATCAATGTATTCCTGCTGAATGCCTCGGAACAGATCCGCATTGAGAATGTTGCTCGGGATGACAATCTGCTTACGCAACTGCGGGAACTGTATCTGGTGAAGTACCTCGGTCATCTCATCCTCGGTAGGATCTCGACCCGTAATGCCCTTGTTCGCATTCGTAGCCGCAGTGATCGCCTTAACCACGCCATACGCACCCATCGGTCCATTGCCCTTGGGCAGGTCATCCGCCGTCATGCTGAACAGCTGTGAGCCGTCCTTCAACTGCCCAGAGCGGAGCATCTGACGGGTGTGCTCAGTTACCCACACCTCATCGGGCTTAATGCCGCTTGCCTGTGCCTCAAGCGCAAGTTCTTTCTGCATGTTGAGAAGAAGGACATTGGACCCGATCTTCGTCTTGTCGTTCTTGGACTCAAGCATCTTGAACATTTCGGGATCAGTCTTTGCCGCCCGCTCAATCCAGCCACGCTGAGGTACGAAGTTAGACGACGTCACCCCCTGCTCTGTCGCCTTGTCACGTGTGTTCATCTGGTCAACAGCCGCACCTGTCTGACGTCGTGCGTTGGCGTAGTTCTCCCAGAAAACCCGCACGTCTGCCGGACTCATCTGTAGCGAATACGTCTTTGCCTCATCGGGAGAGATGACCCGCAGTCGTGCCTCGTCCGTGATGAGCGCTTTAAGTAGCGGAGGCGTGGCACTGACCGTGCTCGATCCGTGAAGATCCTTAGCGTACTTCTCCAGTGCGTTGATCGACGTGATAGGCAACTGATTGAGCAGGCTCGAAGGAATCTTCGACGTATCCCCTCCAGACTGACGCAGAAGGATCAGAGCCTTTTGCAATGCCACGTTCTGGTTTTGCATGTAGGCTTCCTTGTTCTCCTGCGATCGCTGATACGCCGCATTCGTCGCACGCTCCAAGCGCTCAGCATTACGGGCATACTCAGGGCGACTGCGGAGAATGCGCTGACGCAGTTCCTCTCGAGTCGGAAACGTAACAATCCTGCCGGCGTATCGTGCGGACAGAGGCGGCTCGTTCTCAAGCCCCTTTGCCCGTGCCACAGACATAGCCACAGCCTCGGTGTTCTTTGCAAGCTTATTGATACGCTTAGCCGCCGCCTCAGGCATGTATCGCATCCACTCCACGGTCTGATTCTTGTCAGCCTCAGCCACGGCCGCCTCTACGTACTCCTCGCTGGTGAAGTAAGCCGCAATCGCCTTCTTATTGTCCCCGCCGTAGTGCTTGAGCAGGTCAAAGTAATAGACCTCGCCAAGATGACGGTTATACTCGGGATCGTTCTCAAAGAGCCCTCGGTTGAAATCACCACCGATGAGCTTAGCCGCCTTAGCCGCCTGTGCCACCGTGAGCTGTGAAACCCCGTAGCGAACCTGTGTGGCGTCCTCGTTCTCCGTACCCGTGACCATGGTCTGACGGTAGTCCGAGGCTGTAGGCACGAAACCCGCACCATAGGCCATGGACACCTCAAGCATATCCAGCTCGCCGGCGTTACCCGCTGAGGGTACGGTATCAGTTACGACACCTGCATCAGGTGCAACCATGGCGCCGGTGGCAGACGAACCACCCTGAGCACGCTTGGCCATGCGGGCATTCGCCGTCGGAAGAGCAACACCACTCTTAGCCACTGCGGCGGCATTCGTTGCAAGCACGCTGTTGTAGCCGGTATCAACGTAAGCGGTGGAGTAACCGGCACCGACAACAGAGAGCCCCACCCGCTTATCCTGAATGGCGTCCATGCGCTTGTTAACTTCGGTGCGCATCTTCGTCAGGGCGGAATCCGTTATGTGATCCTTAAAGCTGTTAAGCAGGCTGTTCGCACGGTAGACGTTCTCATCATCTTCACTTGCCGCAGTCATGTAAGCATCGAACGCCGCACCTACCACAGCGCTGTTGCTCTCCTTAACCATGTGCTCGGTGGTGTCCTTGTCCCAGCCAAACAGCTTTCCACGCTCCTCCACGCTTTCCCGCACTTCACCCATCGACTGAGCGATCGCCACGGGGTCCGTGTAGTTTGCGCCGGCGTAGTCAGCGGCTCGCACGATTGCAGTCTTGTACACCTCATCAGCCTTTTCGAGAGACTGCTTGAGCATGTGACTCTCCACACCACCACGGGATTCGAGATAGATCCCTGAGGCCCGCTCATCGAAGATGGCTCTCTGCTGATCGGTCAGATCCTTGGTGAGCTCTGCACCCTTATCGCGCAACGCCTTATCGACAGAGACGCTAAGTGAGTTGCCGTTCTTATCCGGCATGAGTGCGTTGTCACCGTACTTCTTCGCCCAGCCGTCATCGCCGTACTGCAACTCCATTGCGTACTCACGGAGCTTATTCAAGGCGTCCTTGGCTCTGACGTTGTTCAATGTGTTGAGATAGTCAAGTGCATCCGCATCAAGCCGGCGCATCCCTGCGTTGAGCTCTTTCCCGAACTCATACGACGGAAGATCCGGCATATCCGCATTGAAAGGCGTCACCCCTGCCTGCTGGGGCATCACATGCATCCCATACTGCGGGATCTCATTGGCCATATTCCTCTCCCTCTATCAACCTGCGTACTTCACAGACGCGCTGCCAAAATACTTGTACCACTTATCCGCAACCTCAGTCGCCTGTCCCAGTGCGGAGTCAAAACCCTTCATGCGATTAAAGGTCTGCATGTATGAGCCCATATACGAACCGTTAGCCGCCTGCGCCGCAAAACCTGCCGCCTGAGTCTTGTATCCCCACGCCGCCTGCATTGCGTTCATCTTCGCTGTGGCTACGTCAATACGCTTCATCACCTCGCTTGACGCCATCACCTCTTTCATGGAACTGCCCGTTACACCACGGGAGGCGTAGGCAGTGCGCTGAGCTCCACGGATAGCACCCGCCTCCATGGTGATCTTCGCAATCTGACCTGCACCGGCAATGTACGCAGTCTCTGCGGCAAGCTGTGCACCTCGACGGTTGTACTCAGCAATCTCCGCCTGCTTGGCGGCTACGTACTTTGCCGTCTTGCCGCTCTCCCACGCAGAATAGATACTGCCCACGGCCTGCCCGATACTGCTCCCGATGGAGATCCCGCCCATGACCCCCACACCACCTGCTCCCGCACCGGCGGCAGATGAACCCGCTCCACTGACAGACGCAGAGCCGGTGTACCAATTCGAGCCTACGGAGGTAATAGACGCCGGTCCGTAGCTTCCATAATCAAACGTTAGCCCACTCATACTTCCTCCTTATGTAGCAAACTCCCACGTGGCACTGACTAGGGTCAGCGGCAACGGGTCTGCCTGTTTAATGTAGAGCTGACCCGCATCCGTCCACACGCCGCTCGGAACGATCTCAATCGCCTTCGTGATCATGGCGGGCGGCTCTCCGTAAGGCTCGTTCGTGCGCTGTTTAACCTCGTAGAGCTTTTCAGGGTCTGAGCCCACGAACACGCCCGAGGACTGATACACCCTGAGCCATGCCTTGTTAATGTTCTTCATATGCCCGTTGCCCATCGAGCCGTCGTTGATCGGTATCGTTGCCGGCAATGTCGCCACCTCGCCTGTGATCGGAAGTCCGATGATGACGTGCCGTGCCTCGTGCTGTAGCTTGATTGCGCCATCTGTCACCGTCTGCTGAGGATGAACGCACCCGTCCGCAAGGATCGATACCGTCTGCCCCTCTAGCCATGTGAGCCCCGTCACCGTGTCCGTTGCCTCTCCTCGGTACTCACCGCCGCAGTCCACGTACCAAGCATTGTCAAGCGTGGTAAACATTCTGGGCCGCATACGCTCTATGTACTTCACAGGGCTATCGCTAATCATCCGGCGCACGACGACATAAATACTGTCCTCCTGCCCCTCAGGAACAACACATACCGATTCCACGGTGCCGTTAACAAACTCGTGCTGATGCCACGCCCCGACGTTCTGGTTGGGCATGTACGTAAACCCGAGCAATCTCCCGTCTGACATCGCGCACCATATGATCGAGTCAGGAGAGCGTTGCAAGGCCATGTCCTTAATCTCTGCATTCTCGAAAAGGTGCGTGGCTCGAACGGACAGATCCCCCGTGATGTAACTTGCCACCTGCTGGTTGTAACCGAGCTCCATCAGGTGACCCCCACGGGCCGCCGCAAACACAAGAGACGTACCGAACACGATCGGAGCAACACGACTCGATCCAATCTGAGACTGCGCTTTAGCGTCGATGGCATCCGGCGCAATCGCCTGTGACCCGCCTGACGTGACTCGGTACTCCGTCGAGCTTGTGAGCACGAGCAGAGTATTAAGAGCGGTCATGTGCATAATCTGTGAGGCTTCCTGAGCCGCCAAATTAAACTGCACTCGGTTGTCATCCTGCGTCGGAATGGTGTAACTCATATCCGACTCCGTGAAGGTCTTTGTCATCCACACGGACTGAGGACGCAACGGAGTCCCACCAAAACACCGACGCTGTTCGTAGTAGCAGACGGACGCCGGATAGCCCCCAGTCTTGGCAGGACGGGGAACGCTAAACGTTGCGCCATGGCCTGCATCATTAACCGCTCTTACCTGCGGTGCCGTGTACTTCGTCCCAGAGGCAAGCATGCGCACTGCCACGATCTGACCATCGACGATCACAGGCTCAGCCTTGGCGCCGTACCCTGTGGAGTCAGAAATGTCAATCGTGGTCTTTCCGCCTAGCGTAATTTTGGGCGTTCGATGCACACCGTCATAAGTCGTATACTCACCATAGCCGTTGTACTTGACTGCTACGCCGGTAGAAAAATTAGAGCCCTGATACGAACGGACAACGGTCACCACGCCGTCAAAGTCAAATTTAAGGCGGGCTTTGCTTGTGTACCCACTCCCCTTACGTATGACCTTAAAACCCGTAAGATGCGCTATAGGGCTCGTGCTGTAATAATAAGTTCTGTCTATCGGTTTACCGCCTGATGAGATTTTGTCTCGTATTTGGTTTCCTGCGGAAAAGACAGGCTCTAGCACAGCCCCTGACCCCACGTCATCCTCTACGGTGACACTGAACCTCCCGCTCCCGATATGCGCTGATACCGCCACCGGCGGATTATAGATGAACTGATCCGAGTCCCAGCCATAAAAGGTATACGGCGCAGGGCGATATCGGCTATCTTGCGTTCCTAATCTACGGACGTAATCCGGGATCTGCACGTCCATTACAGAGTTGTCCGTATAGCCGCTCCCCTGAGTTTCAACGTTCACTGAGGTAATGCCGTCAACAACGGTGAACGGCTCTTCGTAGATAGGCGGCGTAATGCCGGAGTCTGCATCGAAGTTCTCATCGTCAAACGAAAGATTCTCCGTCTCACCGATAAAGCTGTACACGCCCTTGTAACTGCGATACACACGGTAGCGGGTAGCCCCTGCAACACTCTGCCACGTGATCGTAGCCTTAGCCGAAGATAGATACAGATTCCCTGCAGTGGACACCGCTGTGCTCGCCGACCCTTCAAGCTTGTTGCCACTACCGTCCTCCTTAACCGCTGTCACCTTGTACTTGAGCGTATAACGTGTGCGCTCCTCGCCGGTCACGTCAACCCCGCCCACCTTGCCGGGCACGGAGTACGTAACCCCCACACCCTGCGGAGGCGGAAGTGGTGCGCTGAAATTAATATCCACCAAACGCCAATCGAGCATACTGTAGCGGCGGAGCTCCTTAGGCGGGTACGCAGAATGCACAAGCGTCATGACGTCCATCGACTGCACAAAACGGATGTCAAACAAATCCTTCTGGTCGTACGGCGTCTCAATCTCATAGGGCTGTCCGTCACCCTTGAGCAGTGTCTTACCCTGATAGTGGAAACGAATGTAGTGATGCCCGAGCTCCAGCACGATAGCCTCGCCCAGTGAGTACACAAACGGAATAATGCGAACCTGTCCGGCTGCGCCCTTAACCTGATTCACATACTCCGTTCCGGGTCTCAATGTCACCGGCCCCTGAGGCAGAGCAATAAAATTCTTGCACTTGGCCAAACCACGCTGATAGCCCTGATCGTCCGCACGCCCGAACATGGACGGCGAAACCTCACCACCTGTGAATGAGTACTGAACCTTCTTAACACCCATCGACTTACCTCACCGCAATCCACTTTGGCACGAATGTAATGCGCTCCTGCTGTTGCTTGGCGTCACGGTCACGAGCCATGGCGAAGAAGTACTGAAACTGCTTGGATAGCGCATTAACCACTTTCTGCCCCTCTTCCCCCTTGATCAGCGCACCACCCAGATGCATTGCCAAGGCGTAGCTGAGCGCGGTTACGAAGGACGGTGTGAACTTGCTCTCATCAACGCTGGTCTTTAGCACGAGTGCCGCCGCCATCTCCTCGTGGGTATACAGCCTGTCATTTCGTACTACAAATTCCACGTTCTGCATGGACAGCTGTTCTATATGCATGCCGTCGATGAAGGCATACATAACAGGGTTTTCAATGCGCTTGCGTTGCGGGTCCACCGCTGTGGTCATGCCACCTGTGGGAAAGAGCCGGATAATCTTCGAGGCATCCGAGGGAAACGCATACGTATGTGTCCACTGCCCTGTCTCATTGCGCTCATCCACGAGCTCCGCAAGCTGAACGTACTCCGTGGCAAATGACCAATCGTGCATGTCTAGGAGCATGGCCTTCGCCATCGGATACATGGCTGCGCACAACTGCGCCTGCTGACTCATCTCCGGCGGATCGATCGAGGACACAGTAGCGGAGTCCCCTAAAAGCGATAGCGCCAAGTTGCAAATCGATACTGCGGTTGCCATTCGTTGCCCTTAAAAATATGGGGGACATGAAAGCCCCCCAAACGTTCATATGAGAAAAGTTTTACTTGTTCATCGGGTAGGCGAAGAAATCCTGCACACCCGAAGTCACAAAACCCTTCACCGTGCCCGCCGTGGGCGAACCACCAAAATGCGCCTTGAGATAGCGCTTATGACGGGTCGGAAGTGGAATGGCAATCAGCGTACCCTCCTTCGGGTCAGTCACCGATGCCGCCACGGCGCAGTCCTTAAAACCCGACTCAGCTTCATCCGAGTCCTGCAGAGAGATCAGCAACTCCCCTGTGACGTCAGCGGAGATCGCAAACACTGCATGAAGTCGTGTAGCCGCATAGCCCGTCGTCGGGTGCTCCTGCAGAAAGTCAAGCGTCGTGGGAGCGTCAGCCGCACCCGTGAGCTTCGTACCTTCTGCCGGTGTGAACTCAAGCAAATGGTCAATAATCATCTCATCCTCTCCTTACTTAACCTGCTTTTCGCCAAACGTGAGAGCGTCCACACGACGAATGGGAATGCCATCGAAACTGAGAACGTTCTTACCCGAGGCTTCATTGAGCGTGAGCGAAACGTTACGGGTGTTCTTCTGCTGCAGGCGCAGATACGTGCGGATGTCTCGTCCGGCATAGAAGGCGAAACGAGCACCCGACAGAGACGGCACAAGCTCCACAGCCTTGATCATCAGGTCGATCAGGTTGTGCGATTCGCCCGTGTTCTCATCCGGCGGAACAGCATGAAGTGCGGCCTTGCTGATGTTCGCAATACGCACCACGTAACGCCAGTCTCGGACGGTCAGACCGCAATCCCAGCTGTAATGGGTCTTGAGCACACGGTACTCGCCGCCCTTTTCGTCGTATGCCGGCTCTTCACCAAGATCTTCCTTGCTGATGCCTGCGCTGGACCCCTCAGGGTAGATCATGTGCACCGTGGTCGGACCCCAGCCAATGAGCCAAATAGACGTAAGATCCGAGCCCGTACCACCGGCATCGATGATGTTCACGTGGTTAGCCGTCTTATCGCTGAGCGTGTTGAAACGAGGCGCAAAACCCATGATCTGTTCCGGGTCCTTAGAAGAATCGCCATACAGCGCAGCACGCTGCAGGGTCTGATTCATGGCTTCCAAGAACGGAGCTTCTTCCGTCATGCGCCAAGATTCCTTGTTGCCGCTGATCTCCACAAGCTTCTTATCCACCGTTGCGAACGCTTCGAGCATCCCGCAGGTATCGGACACAGTAGCCGTAGTGGACTTCGACGGCTGAACACCGTAATTGAGCTTACGCCATGTAACAGACGGAAGACCCGTACGGATGGTCGTCGTGTGGGTGAACTTGTTGTTTGCTTCCACCCACGTCATGTCCTCAAGCATTTCGTTGGTGAGATTCAGCGCTTCAACAATTTCAACCGTTTCGTTGTTCTTCCCCAGTCGCTGAACAACGTCAGCCAACGTGGGGTTACGATTGATAGTCGTGGTTGTAGCAATGGGCATTTAACCCTCCCTCCCTCTTTTGATTAATCGATGTCAGCAATCATGTTGCTCTTCGGGTAACGACTGAAACCCTTAGCCGGTGCGGTCGCATTCCCCGAAACGCCCTTATCCTGCTGTAGCGTCTTGCCCACTCGGTAGAACATACGGAGTACTGCCGGATGGTTACCGAGACCTGAGGCCGCAAAGATCTGATCAAGCTCTGCGCTCCCGTAAGCCTTAAACGCCTGACGGGCGATAGCAAGATTCTCTTTGTAATTCGCCCCTCCGATCTCAGCATCGCTCTGCGCAGCCGCTTTCCACTGCGTGATGCTCTCTTTGATTCTGCCCTTGAGATGGCTTTCAGCCACGGGCACAATCGCCTCGAACATTTCCTGCGCCTTCGCCTGAGTCATGCCGTTCTTACGGGCAATCTCAGCAAACTTCCCGAGGCTTTCTGGTGCATACGTCTTACCGCTAGCATCGGTAAAGTCCGCATACTTCTCGGGCACAACCTCCTCGGGATTCTGTTCTGCCTGAGCCTCCCCTTCGCCCTTTTCACCTTCGGATTCGTCATCGCCACCGAGCGGGTTTTCACCACCCCAGCCTTCCTCTTCGGGTTGCGGCTCTGCGGTCTGCTCCGGCTGATTGGCCTGTTCCGTCGTCTGCGGCTGGGCCGGCTCAGTCACCGGCGCCGTGGTAGCCGTCGTTTCGGTTTCCTGAGGCTTCGTCGAATCGACTTGTGAATCTGACATTTCTCTGTTCCTTTACCATTTTGAAATACTCATCAGGGCAGATCATGTTGATTGCATTCATCACCCTGTACCCCATATCCTTGCGCCCCTCCGCATGTGCCATTGAAAGTGCCATGTAGTTAGAGCGCACCGGCGTCTCCTCGAACGTGGTCTGATACACCCCAGCGGAGGCAATCAGCCAATACGCAATTCGTCTGCCCTTGGGACTGCCCATCAGCCACTTAAAGTCCTTTACGAACTCTTCGGACTCAACATATCGTGCTTCCATCTTTAGTACCCTGAGAACTGCTGATAGATGTCACTCGGTGACACAGACTGCAATCCGCCCTCAAGCGGCTGGAGCGGAGACTGCGGAACCATGCCCGACGCCTCGAGATCCTTAGCCACGGAGGCCATCTCCTTAGCCTGCTCCATCTTCTGCATCTGCATCTGTTGCTCTGCTCTCTGCTGACGGATCAACGCAACCTGCTTGCTCGGTACGATCAACTGCGGATCAATACCGAGAAGGTCGGAGTAGTAATCCGCCCAGTAGTCGCCATCGAACTTATCCGCTAGATCTGGTTTGATCGCAACTAGCGTCCCCAGATTTTGTGTGAATCGGTCAACGGCATTCGTCGCAACAGCACGCTGAGCCTGAGCAAGAATCGAGACGAACTCCACATTGAGCTCCTGCCCGCTCAACTCCTCAGGCACAGGAGGTAGCATCCCCACCTGCAACATACGATTGAACGTCAGCTGGATCAGCCGGCGATTGAGCTCCGCATTCAGACGCTCAAGCACAGGGCCGAGCATCAGCATCTTCTCCTCGTGACGCTCTGCAATCTCCGTAGCCGTGGCTCGTGCTGAGGCAGGCATCCCCGTGATCATCAGGAAAATGTCTTTGTAAAACGCCTCATCGATACGCTGTCGAACGTCCTGCAAGTCCTGTAGCAACGGGGCAAGTTCAAGTCGCACGTCGTAGGCGGAATGAACCACCTGCGCCTGTGTGACACTATCCGCCCAGAGCACACCACCGGGGACAATGTTCGCAAGCTGATTGCGCATCTCCGTGGGTGCTACGATCGGGGGATCAGCCAAGTTGGCAATACCCTTGGACTTGTAAAACTGCTCCTGCTGCAATTGGCGAAGATCTCCGAGCGCTTCCATTGCCGGGCCCGTCCCGTAGATGTCACCACCCGTCACATTCCACCGCGCGGCCAAGACAGGAAACTCACGGTATCCCGTCTCCCGCAGGAGCTTATCCTTATCGCCGCCCTGTGCCTCAAAGTACACAGAACGGAACGGCATGTTCTTTGCGTCCTTGCGCTCAGGATTGAAATTCGGGCGTGGCTCAATGGCGTTGATCACGTCAACCCACTCGTCATAATCCCCACGGTTGTAGAGATTACGCACGGTGCTCGAAACGTTCTCAAGCCCGAACTCCTCCACGAGAGCCGCAACTGACATGCGAAACTCCCGATAGCACGTGTTAACGTTGCCTCGGGAATCCGTAGCGATGGCAAACTCTCCGATCGTCAGCGGCATGCAGTGAATGACAGACTTATAGTCATCAAGCACAATCGCCGCCGAAGTGCCGAACGCCCCCAGCTCCTCATAGGACTGCTGTAGGGCTCGGTACACATTCGACTGACTGAACACCGCCTGCATGAGGGTGGTCACCTGACTGTGCCAACGCTTAACCTCCGGCGATTCGTCGAGCTCTGCATTCTTCGTCGTCAACCGAAACCACGGGCGGGCAGGACTAGTCATCCCTGCCATCATCCCGCCGGCAAGCGTACGTAGTGCACGAGTGCCCGAGTTATCCAGAATCGCCCGATGACGCTTGCCGCCCTTATTGGTGTCTGACGTTAAAAAGCGGCCCGCACGAGGGAGAAGTACCTCAGAGATTTCCCGCCAATGCGGGACCCATGAGGCTCGCTCCGACTTGAGCGCTTCCCATCGCTTAGCACACTGCTTTTTTAACTCTGTCATTCAGACTAGCCCCCTCCAAGGGATGACCCGCCGCCGAGCTTGAGATCGTCAGGGTTGAAACCCTTACTCAGCATCGTTGACGTACCGTAATTTCCGCCCTGCCCTGTGAGCCCTGAAATGTCCACGTCGTTGGGATTGTTGCGGCGGAAATCCTCTTCACGCTGCTTCTGCGCAATAGCCGCCTGTCGTGCACTCTGATCAGCCATACGACGCTGGGCCTTGTTCTGCTGATGAGCGGAGTACATTGTCGCCCCCGCAACTGCCACGGCAGACGCCGCAATTGCTACTCCAGACATGTTTGTTTCTCCTTATTCGTTAACAATCTTTCGGGGGTCGACGTAAATTCACGCTCCGCCTCTTCTACGGTCTTTGCATTCGTGGCAAACAGCATCGTGAATGTAGAATCGTCAACGGCATACACGGCTGCACGCCGGCCTCTCTCCCCCTCGAAAATGTGTACGCCGTTGAACTCTTGCACGCTAGCACCATCGGTCAGGCGAAAATGCCCGTGGCAGATAAGCTGTGTCGGGCATTCAACGGTCAGCCCCACAACCACCACGCCGGCTGGAACATAGATCGTTCTGGAGTACACCCCCGCATGGAGATGGTGCTCCGTCTCTATGTCCACAAGAGGCATGGTCTTTACTATCTCCTCACCAAGCCTCTCGATAACCTCTGAGCGCTCCGCTAGTGTTCTGTTAGGATTAGTCGTCGTCAGTTCCATCTACTGCCCACCAAAAGCACTCGTGTGTATGCGTCGCTCCCTTGATCCGCAGTACCTTGCCCATGGGTGATCCGACGGGTGCCATGAACACAAGTCCTTTAGCACCTTCACGCTTCGCCGCCGCCTGTATTGCGCCGAGAAGATGAAGGCCCGCCGGACCCTTGCGCCATGGCTTGCGCAGATAAATCGCATCCACATTCGCCATACACATGCCATAGTGCATTGCATGCGTGAGAATCAGAATCGATGCACCTACTAGCTCTTCGGTATCCCGTTCTTCAACAATCACAACACGCAACAGCCCTGCGGCATGCAGAGCACGGTAACGTTCGAACTGAACCTCCGCCCCACCGAGAACTGCGTTGCTGGTTTCCTCTTCGTACTCCTTCGCCCACTGATCAAAGTCAGGGTGCGAAAACAGATACTCAATGTCTTTGTAGTGGTATACCAACACGGCTAATCCTCCAATACTGCAACCATACACCACGGCATGTGACTTACACGCCACCTAGACACTTAAACGGGTCAAAATTCCTCACGTCAGGCTTACCGCTGTAGCGTCGCAACTCACGCTCCGGCGCATACTCCTCCACCCGAACGGCAAAGGTCAGACAGAAACTGTCAGCCGCATCAGGCGATCTGAGCCCACGCTTTTTCATGTCCTTCTTAGACTCGAGCTTGATCTGCCCAGTGGGTAGCACCTCGTAGTCTGGGGAGGTCAGATCCTCGATCAGCTCAGGGTCGTTCGGAATCGAACCGTTAGCGTTAAGAAAATCACGTGCCCGCCCCCACAACTCGTCACGCTTCATTTTGTACGTCGTCGGGTTATCCGCCGCTCCGCCGAACTGCACAGCAAACACTCGGAAACCACGATCACGAAGAATATCTACTAGACCTGCACCCACGCCGCCCTCGTCAACCGCAATGTAGACTCGGTCACGGGAAAAGCCCGTTGCCTCCTGCACGTGGTAGTAATGCTCAATAACAAGATCAGCAAGCCTCGTCAAGGAAAGCTTGCTGTACTTCTTTCTCGGTAACCACCCTCTGCCAATGCGGGTGTAGATCGAGGAGGAGTCATCCCCGTAACGGGCAACGTCCACACCGATAATGGCGCAGGTTGCCTGATTGTTGATCACCTCGAGCTTCGAGGCGCGCTCCACAATGTCGATCGGGATGAACTGCGTACTAGCCGCCATCGGGAACTCACCCTTGACACGAACACGGAAAAAGTCACTGTCCTCCCCGTACTCCTGCGCCCACTCGGTCAACTGATCCTTGTTTGTGATGAACACGTCACGGCTGTCAATCTGCCTCGTGTTCCAGATATGCCGCCGTTTCGTGAAACACTCACGGAATCGCCCAGTGTTTCGGGTGGGGTTACCAAAGGCGAAGAACATCGGCTCACCGTCAGTCAGACCACCCTCAGCCACCTCCCAGATAATGTCAGGCACAGCTGAGGCTTCGTCGAAAATATAGTACGGCGTGGAGCTTGCCGAATGCAGACCGGCGAAGGATTCTGAGTTCTCCTCTCGACAGGTCTGAGCGTCGAGTCGCCACGTCTCCGGCGATTCGTTAGCCTCAATGCTCATGGCCTTCACCGTGAACATGTCCGCAATCAATGAACGCTTCAACCACTTGCTGATTTCTGCAAAGGTCTTTGTTTCAAGCTGACTCGCCGTGTTGGCCGTGACCACCCCTTTCGAGTGAGGCCTTGTCGCCATGATCCAGATCGCTAGGAACGCTGTGATACAGGAGTTGTGTGTGACGATGAAATCGCTTGTGAGGTAGAGCCCGTCCTTACGGTCAACCGTAATACACATCGTCTCCTTTTCCCCCAGTGGCTCGATCGAGTCGATCCATCGGGTACGGTACCGATCAAGCTTCACCTGCTTTACCCTATCCGTGCGCTTGGCGTCGTAACCGTAACGGAAACCCTCCGGCAGGGCGATAAGAATCCGCCGGCAGTACCTGACCGAAATCGTCTCCTCCGTTTCATCTACCTTCCGATCGGGGCAGAGCTTCGACGCCTTACCGCCAAGGGAGCGCACAAGCCACGATACCTCGTCAGCTAGCTTATCGAACCACGGGAAGTACACCACCGAGCCGGCGTTAGTCACCTCTGCGTCAGCGTCAAACAGCCCTCTGAACAGCTCTTCACGTTGCTGGACGGAGGAATATTTGTAGTCGTCGGGAATGCTACGGTCAACACCGTCAGTAAAGCCCGCCGCCTTTATAAGCTCCTTGTGTCGCAATGTCACCTTCACACACGATGAATAGCGTTTAACTTGCCACACCTCCTCTGGAGCTACGTCAATAAGCCGGTCAAGCACATCGTCTGACTTAACAACAAGATGGACTTCGTCACCCTCGCCAAACTTTCCTCCGCCAAGCAACAGCCCCATCAGATACGGGTGCACCGGCAGATCCGCCCACGGGTACTCAACCGGCCCGTGTCTCGGAATGGCCCATTGGCGTGGGGCAGACACACCCCGTTTAGATCTGAGCCCTGCGGAAAGAATCTCCTGCGTCTCAAGCACTCGGTAGCCGTTCGATTTCTTGCGCCGTTCACCCCTGCCCTGTACTGACCAAAGGTGCTCTTGGGCCACGTCAACATATGTGCGGTCATCGAACTTCACCCGATAGCAGGGACGCACCCCTCGGTACGGGATGGCCACAATCTGTGTGGGTCTGCCATCGGGCCCGAACACATGATCCCCTACTTTCAGGTCTCCAAAACGCTTACGCCCTGACGGCGTGTCGATGAAGTTGTCAACGCATTCCGCTTTGCCGATCCCGTGGCCTGACGCAATCGCTAGTCGGATCGGTCGCACCGCATGCACCCCGTCGAACCCGTTCTTGCGTACCTGCTCCCCGATCTCATCGAGTACTTCACAAGCCCACTTGTCGGGCCCGAACTTGCACCACGGGTACTTGCTCGCCCAAGGCTCAGGCAGGGGGACGATAGACAACGCCTGCTCCTCCCCCCAAGGAAACGCCCACAGCACAAAGCGCAAAGGGTCGTCATAGCATCGGGCTAACTCAATCGCCCGATCATCCGTCTGTCCTGTTCCCAATCTCTCCTCCTTATATCAGCTCATCAAACTCTTTCTCTTCAAAGAGGCTCACGTTATGCAGGTATGCCTTGCCGCCTCTCTTACTCCTGTAACACGTATCGGTCAACCCCTGCGCACTGCTCAACAGCCACCTCGAGAAGGTCTTTTTGTCAACAACCACCGGGCCGTTCTCATCCCCGGATGCAAACTCTTCAAACCTAGTGAAGGCGTCCTCGATGCGCACTTCGCCGCCCTCGTCAACCCGCACCGTCTCATCGAACCACGAGAGGAACTTGTCGTAGACCGCATCCGGCGCCTGTGGCGTTTCCTTCTCCGCCTCATCCACGCTGTCAAAGTCAGCCTCCTCAACGGGAGAACTGCGCAGAGCGTAACCGACGAGATGCCGGCTACCGTCTCCAGCTCGCTTGATCTTCTCCTCACCCGCCACACGTCGAACCGCACGGTTAAGCGAACGGGTGAAGAACGTCTGCGTAATGTCTCGGGTGTCCTCGTTCTCATCCCGCAGTATGGCAAGGTAGGAGGCGAAAGCGTCACGCATGGAAATCTTCGAGCCTTCCTCTTCCACGCAGTACGTTTTGAACCATGCCGACACCTTGTCCTGTGTGTCTGCGTAGGCCATGGAATCCCTGCGGACAATCTCGGGAGACTCAACCCCGTACATCTGCGCCTTGCGGTAACCCTCCAGCAACCAATTGAAAATCCCTGCGCTCTCCTCTTCGAGCTTTTCCGTGAGGTGCGGGTCACGCTGATCACGGAGTGCCGGATCGTTCACAAAGTCCTTGAGGAACTTGAACACCTTGATGCGGCGGCGCATGCCGTCGTCCGAGCCCTGAAACGTAGGCTCGTAGTTTGTGGAGATGAACATCGTGAACTGCGGCTTGAACGTGATCGCCTCCGGCTGATACGGGGCTCTAGCAGTAATGCGGTCACCACCCGTAATGCGCTTAACGTCCGAGGCACGGAACCGCACGTGGTCATCGGTCTCTGGGCAGTAGGCAAACCGCTTACCACGCAGAGCGACAAGGTCGGAGCGTGTGCCGATCTGAGAGTTGGCCGCACCGAAGATCGTTTCCTCCTGCAGACTTGCGGAGTACTCGCCAAAGATCGAACTGAGCGTGTTTAAGAAACAGCTCTTGCCATTGGCGCCGTTACCCACAAGCAGGTAAAGAGACTCCTCTGCGGGTGCTCCAGACAGTGCCACGCCGAGAATACGCTGGACGTAGTCAACCACCTCATCAGACTCGAACCACAGGGAGAGCGCTTTCTCCCACGTCGGGCACTCCGCTTTCGGGTCGTACTCAACATCGCACTGCAAAACCATTCTGTCCTGTGTGGTGTTCGGTAAGAGCTCACCCGTCGAGAGCTTCACTAGTCCGTTACGCACACCCACCACGTCGGAGCGCTGATCGAAGTCCGCAAGGTGCACGTAAATGTCCGGCGTCAGCTCCAGCGTCTTGAGTACCTTCTGCGATGCAGTCACGTCGTTCACGAGCTTGCTCACCCAGAACTTCTCGTAACGCTTCCTGACGTCATCGTCCACGCACTTCGCAATCTCAGTGACGCCGCAGGTCTGAATGACATCCTGCGCAATCGCCTGCATAACATAGCCGCTCGCACCGGGTCCGATCTCCCACGAGTTGGTCGCCGTGTTAAAATAAAGGAATGTGCCCATGTCGGGGTCATACCCCGCTCTGCCCTGCAGTTTCAGCACCGCACGGGAGACCAAGCCACGTTCTGTGAGCTGAGTCGCATTCGCCCGCAGTGCCATGATCTTTGACTGCTTGACAAGCGGCCACATCGTAACGGCGTTGCTCGAATCTGAATGATTGAACGACTCCCAGCGGGATGCGCATTCTTCCGGGCCGGTGTAGTTCTTTGCCGAACTGCTCAGCTCATTCCACAAAGCAAGACCGTCAAGGGACGCCCCTGTCTCGTGATGAATGCGCATACCCGCCTTTAACCACTCCGAGTAATCCTCCCAGTCCACCTTCGCCTCTTCGAGCAGGGTGCGGATCTCCTCAAGACTCAACCCGACGGGATTCTTACCGCTCACGTCAAACTCATCCGCTTCACGCAGACTCGATGAGGACTCATCCCCGGTGTGCTCAAAACCGAAGTACTTAGCCTCTTCCGTGAAAAACACCTTGATGCGCTCCACCGTGTCAGAGCTCAGCACCGGCAGATCGGAGACCACGGTGTTGAGCGGACTGACCGCACCCCACGCATAGGGCTTGCCCGTCTTAGGGTGAATGTGAAACGCCACGAACTGCTGACCCTTACCGAGCACTTCTAGCTGTGCCTTGCTCTCACCACGGGTATAGACTGCGGTAACCGACTTGCGCCAAGACTTCTCAGCTCGGGCAAGCAGGAGAAACCGACCACCGCGGCTGTAACGCACAGGGCAGTTCTCGAGCTCTGGGAACTCACTCGTGAGATCCGCATAGAGCATGTCGCCTTCTGCCTCGGTGCCGTCAAAGTCAAAGTCGAGCCCCACCACCGGCTCCTCGCCGTATCCGCAGAGAATGCCAATGCCGGTACCGTCAGCGGCGTGTTCGCAGTCCTCCGCCGTCAGCGGGTTATCCTGCCATCCCTTACGGAAACAGCCCTTGCCGCCTGCACGAATGTCGACGATCTTATAGCCGTTTTCGATAACCGCCGGCCCTAATCGCCGGAGATTGTTTGCTTCCATAGCCACCCCCGCAGTTACTTGAGCGATTCGAGAAGGTCAAGCTTCTCTTTGATCTCTTTGTACCGCTCGACATAAAAGTTGAAAACCCGCATACGGACAGCCGGAGAAACCGTATCGGGGGCGTTCTTGCATTTAAGGTATGTCACGTGGCTGATGCCCGCCGCATTGCAAATGTCCTTAGGACGCTCGCCGGCAACCTCATTCAGCCACTTGATCATCCGCCCCATATCGGGAAGTTCCAAAGTCATAGTGCCACCTCAATAAACTTAACGCCATTGAGTATAGCACAAAATCAAGCAAAATAACCTATAAAGGTTTAGGTTTATAAAACTTTATCGATTCTATACTAGTACTTTACTAAAAATATATCGGTGGTATACTGTAGACATACCCTTCCCTCTCCTCGCTATGGAGGCTGTTATGTCTAACTTTGTCACCTCAAATCTTCGATACATATTCGACGTAACTCAAGTCAGCATCACTGAGTTTTCAAAACGCCTCGGGCTTAACTCCTCTTCACTCTACAGAATGCTGGGCCGCACCAACAAAGGCGCTCCCGACAACCCTAGAGCGGCCACATTAAAACCGTTGTGCGACGTGCTCGGTGTAACGATGAAAACGCTCAAAGACGTTGACTTTAAAGAACTCAATGACGCTGAACTTAGCGTGATTACCGATAGAGTTTTACGTGTGGTCTACGGCGACAGTGAGAATCAACAGCATCAGCTAACCGGTGTGGACTATGCTCCCGTCTTTAGAGCACCCCCGCCTCCGATCCGAGCTGACGCATTAGACCACAGGGAGGCCATGGCTCCGGTGCAAATGGTCTCGCCGGTATTCCCTGCGTCACGTGCTCAGATGGACATCCGCAGTGTGCCGGTAGTGCGTCTGGGTAACCCTGAGGAGTACTCAAGCTCAACCATCCCCCAGCTGATGCAGGCGTTCCTCGCCTATGCCAAGCCGCAGGGTATCGGGCTTAGCGTGGACTCCTCTCTGCAGGTCCCCGTCAGAGTCGGTGCCGTCAACCCATTCGCTGTCCTTATGCCTAACGGCGTGCTCGACCCGCTCGTGAGAGAAGGTGACCTGCTCATCCTCTCGACCGACGGACTTGATGACCTCAAGGACGATGATATCGTGCTCGCTCTGCTCACCATAAACGGTCAGCTCAACTACGCCATCCGCGCCGTGCACACCGATGAGATGCAGGGTGTGCGGCTCGACGCTGTCCACTTCCGGCAGGCCGCCTTCGAGTCCATGCAGTGCGTTATCGCCAAGGCCGTTACCGTCGTGAAACTACTCTGAGTCGTCGTCCGGCTTCACCCCGCCAACCCGCTTACGGGCCGCAAGAATCTGCTCGCTCAGGGATGCCGTGGTCTGAACCTCGATCTTGTCCCCGTAACGCTCCGGCGCCCACTTCTTCAACAAATCAAGTCTCGTACTCGCCGCAAGCTTCCTCGCCTGCACAGCGTCACTGCGCTTGACGTCACGCCGTATGAGCTCACCCGTTGCCGAGTACGACAGGAACTCCTCCTCGAGAATGAGCGGCTGAGAGGCTATCGTCAGCACGTCCTCCGCCATCGAGTCATAACCCTCGCTCTCCGCAATACGCACCCTGTCACGCCACTCACGACTGTTCATCCACGACGAGAGCGTACTCCTCGGAATGTCAAGTGCCTTGGCAAACGTGGCTCGCAACCCGCCCGAAGAGAGAAACATGCAGAGCGCTTCGAGCAGTTCATCACTCTTGACCACCCGCCCCTGCTCGTTCCTCGGGAAGTCAATCTCACCTGCCTCGAAACTCAGCCCCAGTGCCTCCTCAAGTGCGGAGATCGCAACCTCCCTGTGCTCTATGCTCGCCCGCTTGATGAAACGCTTTCTCGGTCCCCACGAGTCACGCCACTCCTCATTGGGCACAGGCGGCTTCCAGTGCGGCATATCCGCCCTCAGCGACTCGTCATCCTGCGACTTGATCCTCGGGGTGTACATGTCATAGCTCACCTTTACCACGGGGGAGGAATTGCCTCTGTGAGCTCCAGATTTCGTTTCTGAGTGATCCTGATGCGTTTCTTGAGTGTCGGTAGCTTCGAGTACTTCGGATTCGTATACGGGCTTAAAAACGGGCTTCTCATCGGTGGTGTCTGAACTCTCGGATTTTTCGACTTTCGGTTTGGATTTTTCAGCCTTTTTATTTTTTTCCGCCATCTCACGGGCAAGTTTTCTCTGACGGAGCACTTCACGCACGTACCCCCCTTCCTTGCGCACAGATCCCTTCTTTCTGCTGCCTCCCGTTTCTGCCATGGGTCCTCCCTGTAGAACTGCTCAAAAATGTGAGTTTTGGTTTGAACGAAAATCAGGCCTGCCGCGTAGTTGGGGTATACGACCTGCGAACTCAAAATTGGGGCCCCCACCCCCAGCAAACGACATGCGCAGAAAGCCTGCGGCGCTAATCGATACGCCTAGGGCGGCGGCTCTTGGAATCCTTAACGGCGTAATACGCTATTGACTCACGGCCGCCCCTTTTGACCCACTGTCGCACAGTGCGGCGGGGAATACCCGTTATGCGTGCTATTGCGGCTAATGCCTCACCACTTTCCGCCATATCTAAAACAGCAAACACAGTTGCATCATCGTATTTAGAACGCCGCAGCCTATAGCCCTTATCTGAATAGGCGTAAACCTCTCTCATAGCTCCAAAACCAAAACCCCCCTTGACGCCTGATTATCAGAGCTGGGGTGTTGACTGTGAGGCGTAATAAGAGCGCATTATTTAGAATGCCTGTATTTATGCGGGTTTTAGCGGGGTGCTCTGTTTTGCTCATACATTTCTCATACATTTTGACCCAGTGAAAAACGATTAACAGCGTGTTCAAAACGCCCTTAACACAGCCATTTTGCGGAAAGAGGCGCGTGCGATTCAACCCCTCACGGTTTGCAGGCGGGTTTGTATACCTCAATTTTTCCTGCCAAAACCCCCAGACCCCCCACAACACCACCGGGGCTGCTGCAGCTCATGAATCATGTATAGCGCTGCAGGTCATGAATCGTGCTCAGGGTGAATCACGCTCAGGGTGAATTATGTATAGCGCTGCAGGTCATGAATCACGCTAGGGCGCATTGTGAATCATGTATAGCCTCTCTCATCTCCTATGACGCTCTAGCGTGAATTTAAATGCCCTCTTTCTCTTTCGACTGATCACCGCTCACGATCTGCCCTAACCAAACTCGAAATTTTCCCCACTTCAAAACAATCGACCAGGGGGCCAAAATTTGCCGCCGTCTCACCAGTGCGCACTGATCACCCTTGCATTACCTTTTTTTTTCTTTTCCCCAAACTTTCTATAGAGCCCAAAAATACATCTATGTATCTAGTTATTTAGACTAAGCATTTATATCTATTTTCTTCCTATCTCAATAATATAAAAAAAGGTTAGAAGGGTAGGATATAAAAGTATAGAAAAAATAGAGATGCTATTTTTCCTACTCTCACAGTCATTTTAAGTCGATAGCGAAATTTTCACTGTACCAATTTTACCCCTTACCTTCCTTTTTCAAAAGGGTAATAAAAGGGTAGTCCTAGCAAAAGGGTAGGCAAAAAACGCCCGTGGTGAGGGCGGCGAAAGTCAAAAATTTCAGGAGTTTGGGGGCGTTAGAAACATTTTGAAATACTGTGAATGCCCTTTTTATGGTGCGACTACCCTTTTAGGTTAGGGACAAAATCCATCATCATCACCCGCGCTAAAAACAAGAATAACCCATATAAATCAGCTACTTAGCTATCTACCTTTAGCAAACTATCAAAAATGCGCAGTTTTGCCCTACGGGTGCTGATTACTTGCTTGAGC